ACTCAGCATCACCAAGAGGAATATAAGTAAACGTATAATCGCCAGCAGCAAGACCAGTAAAGGTTACACCCTGCCAAGTGTTTGATTGTCCACCAGCAGCAGTAGCATTAGAATATGGAATAAGTTGTGTCCCATCAGTGGTGAAATAGTTTACTGTAGGATCCAGACCTGTTGGTGTTGTTGTTGTCAGTTGATTGAACTGGACAATTTGTGTTGTATAACTGGTGCCATTAGCACCTTCAAGTTTCAATTCTGCTTCATTGAAATTTGTGTTGTGATAAGTTCCATACCAAAAAGTGATGCTACCGCCACCATTACCCACATAACCAATGGAGTTTGTGTGTGCGAAAGTCGCAGTAGGCATTCCCAAAAGCAATGCAGATGAAGCAGCAAGTGCCTTCTTGAGGTATGACATATTTAATTGTATCTATATGAGTAATTATTTAGATTTTATCGCCACTTTTTATGATTTATAGAAGTATCATTCCAATCATTTCCATCTGACCAGGGAGAAACGATACGAATATCATCAAGTCCTTCTATATCAGATGCTTTTATTTCAATGATTGGTTCTTGTTTCTCTTCTTCTTCCCAAGTTTTCATAATCTCATTGACTTGCTTATCAACAGATGTCATCTCCATATCAACTTTGCCTTGGACCCACATAATCCATAACCACTCTATCAAACCTAGAGCAAGATGATTGATGGGAAACTTTTGTTCGTTTGCCCATCTCTTACTTTTAGTATACCAGTTTTCTTCTCCACCCCAGTAATACTTAAATTTGTGTTCCATTAGCAGTCATTAAATACTTTGCCAACTTGTGAACCAGCATCTGAACCCAACTTTTGTCCAAGCAACAGTGCCCAACCAGATGCCAACCATCCAATATAAGGTATATTCATCATAGCAGGAACAGCAACACCAGCAGCAATCGCACTACCTGCCATCGCACCTTGTGACCGTGCTCCAGCGTCCGCCACGATGCACTCTATGTCTTTTGCAGACTTTCCCTCGGCGTCAACGCCACCTCCTAAGTTTCTAGCGCCGTCCATAGTATATTGGTCGATACGATATTCCTTACGATGCTCTACTTTAGGACCAAATAAACCCTTCTTAGCACTATCTAATTGGAGTGATTTTTCTGATTGTAAAACTCTAGGGTCATTCGCCCTATATTCAATTCTATATCCATCCTTAGTTGCTTCGACCTTATAGGATGAATAATCTCCCTGTGGAAAATTAATTACTGGATACTGCGGTCGAACAGCATTCAACAAATGACCAAGAACACCAATATGAGCAATACCAAATACCACACCTAATCCAATAGCAATATTCTTTGTAGAGAATCTCTTTGGTGGTGTGGGTGGTATTACTTCTGGGACATCAGTCTTTTTGTTGAATGCCATTTTACTGACCTTGTAATTTTTTATCCAACTGTTTTAAATCAGAATAATATTCACAAGGATACTCTATAGTAACTGGTTCATTATGAAGCATCATATCTGTTCGACAAATTCCGTTGCCGATTTCCATATGACCAACAATAAACATAGTTAAGAACATCATAGTATTAGACCGTAGGCATTATAGGAGGTTCGCCATCCTTCTTAGGAGCAGCAGTTGAGATTTGAAGAGGTGCCTGTTCAATACGAATCGTTTGAGCAGGAGCAGTTTGTGCCGCAGCAGCAATCAGTTTCTCCAAATCTGCCTTAGATACACCACCAGAGTTACCCATCTTCATTGTTCCATCGCCAGACTTCTTAGCAGTCTGAACACCGAATGTTGCCAAAACACCAGTAAACACCGATGCGATGAAAGTAGGATCAAGTTTCTGTTCAGGAATGCCAAGAGCAGCAGGAAGTTTAATATAGGCAAGAGTCAAAATACCACCAGACCAGACGAGAATACCAAGTCTGACCATTGTGCTGATTGCTTCTAACTGACTTTCGTGGTCAGTTGCGGCATCTTTCAATTTACCAATAAAACCTTTCTTTTTTTCTTCCTCTTTCAGAGGTTCCTTTACTTCTTCTGGCATTATGTGTGAAATAAGGCACTGCTATTTAGGGTGCAAGTATTTCAACAGTGATGTTTGCGTTTTGTATTTGATTGTATTTTTTACAAAGTTCCTCGCTTGAGGCGTGTTCCCACTTGTGTTTTGTTTCCTTTAACTGTTTTGTGTAATCTTCACCATCGTTGGTTTGCATCTCACTGGCAACGATAGTTTTGATTAACACATCTCTTGTTAAATGTGTCATACCTTTAAATGCTTTCCAACAAAAAATTCACCATAATAAGTCAAGAAGTTTTCACAGAATTTCTCTTGGCTGGTTACCCGAAAATTTCAGGTGATATTATTTATTCAAAGATTGGTTTAACGGGTGGATTAAATTCTTCCCTAACTGCTTTCATAACGTGCTTAGGGACACCATAGTATCCCATATGCATCCATATACAATCAATATAGCGAAGGTCTTCACGATCCGCATCTATTGTAGTCATATCACAATATTGAACAATATCATAGGGAACCTCAATCTTTTTCCAGGTGATAGGTTCTTCAATAAAAAATGGTACAGTCATTAATTAATAAATCCTTCCTTACGCAACCACTTCTCAGTCAATGGTGTGGGTTCGTAGATTTCCCACATCTTACCAGTAGTACAAGCATCAAGTGCCTTAGCAGTCATACCCTCAGTTCTTCCTGCCCACTTTGCTTCTGCCTCAAAAGGAACAGCAGACTTGGGATACGTCTTCTCTACAATATCACGCCACACACCAGGCACTCTATTCTCTGGGAAGATTAAAGCAATCAAACTATTCTTGATAGAACCTGCCATACAGTCCTGGGCAGCGTGCCATCCTTCGTGACGCATCACAGTCATAAGAACTGAAGGACGATGCACAAAGGCATCATTCAGATAAAAGTTATTTGATACAGTATGATAAACACCACGGTGACCAGGAGGGAAATACTTCTCTGGTCCTAGAAAAACCATAACTCCGACCCGATCAAGGGATACCAGCATCGAGTTAAACTCATCAGCAATAATATCAAAATCAGAATTAGGAAACTCTTTACGAATATCGTCGATACTCTTGATTCGTCGGACATTTTCGGTGCATTCTTGTGTAATCATGCAACCCAAAGCATCCATACTATAGAATCCTTTTTTAAGTTTAGATTCGGCAAGAGCAGGTGCTACAATCGATGTAGCCGCTAACATACCAATAATGAACTTTTTCATGGTTTAAAGTATTTGTTGTAAAGTGCCGATGCCTCTAAATGTTTTCCTTGATTGGTTAACTCTTTGATTCTTGCTAAAATTTTTCTCTTAAAATGTATCGTTGAGGTTTCCATCTTCATCGTCTCCGATGTATTCTAGTGAAAAGATGTTATGGTCTTCTATATTAGGATCCAACCATTCAGAAAACTCACATTGAATAGAATAAGCGTCATCCATGGTTAGAGAAATATCTTGGTCTCGTTCACACAGATAATGGATACGATCCACTGCCCAGTCATGAACGTGACTTAAAGTATTCTCCAAAGTCTCCATAGTCCTTACGCATATAGCGTCCTAGAATATTGCTATTATAGTACGCTGGACATCCATCGTCAAGTGCTTCAATCAGCACATTATTTAGGAATAATTGCTTAGTTTCCTCATAGTTACACTGACCCTTTGTAGTGTGAAGACTCAGTATCTCTCTATTGAAATTCTCTTTGTTATATAATTTTATATCCTCTTTTAACTCAGGACAAGAACCATAATACTTTTTCCAATCTGATTCTTGTTTTACTTTTCTTTTCTTTCCAGGAGGTTTTCTAAACGACCAGAAATACTTTCTACCAATGTACGATCGTCCGTTGTACTTATTGGTAATACGGTAAACAAAACCAAAGTACTCCCCAATATCATCAGACTCAAAAACTTGCCCATCATATCTCCACGGATTCTCATAGCCCATAATATAATCTTATAGAGCTATTATTTATCCTTCAACCGGAACAAAGGTATCCTACTCACGATTTGAGTTCTTGTCAAGGGGTTGATAAATATTTAATAAAGACTTATAATATGACAGTCTACGTCAACAATATAACTGTCGATACTGGTTCAAACTTTTATAGAGACTTCTATCTCGATAATATCGATGGAACTCCATTAGATTTAACCAGTTATACTGGAAAATCTGAAATTAGAAAGCATCCAGAAAGTGTTGGCGTTGCTGCAACTTTTACACTTTCTTTTGTTGATAGAACGAATGGACAATTTCGTCTATCTCTTGATAGGTATGTAACAGAAAAAATAAAACCAGGTAGATACGTTTATGATGTAATGTTTACAGACTCTTCCAGCAAGAAGAGTATTGTTGTTGAGGGAATGTTTAACGCAAGAGAAGACTATACACCCATTAGTGAATGTATAAAAACGGATTATGCATTTACCAAAACAGGTATTATTCTTGAAAATTTAAATTCAAGTCCAACACCAACAGAAGACATAATTACCATTGATGATATTTCAGAGTATGGTGTTGTTCATATTGGAGTGAACTTTAATCAATGCAGCACCTTTGATATTGGAAGTAGTACAACAAGAGATATGCTTGAAGATTCAGCATCTCTGACTAAGATTAAACAATATATTGAATTAGGTGGTGTTATTTGGTTTAATGCAGAATGGTGGAATGGAAGTCCTTCTGAAAGAAATTGTTCCGATAAGAGCAATATAAATGCAATGCTGACATTACTCGGAACTGAAATTAGGGCATCGACAGACCAAGGATTTGTTGGTAATGCAGATCGCTCTACAGCACCTAGTGTAGTTGCCAGTGGATTTCCAGAAACAGAAAACCATAATGCCACTGTAATATGGACTGGTGGCACACCTGTCTACACAATTGAAAGTGGAACCAAAGTCGTATCTACATATGAAAAAATAGGTAATGGAATCCTGTTCGTTCAGGGTGACAGTAATATATTCTCTGGTCCAACATATCCAACTGAATATTATGATGCGTTTAGAAAATTAGTTCTAAATAGTTAAAAAAAGATGGCAGCGGTATATACCCATAACATAATCATCAACAGCGGAGCAGATTATAGTCAAGAGTATGATTTATTTGAAACTGGAGGTAGAGTAATTGACCTTACAAATTATTCTGCAAAAGCACAATTAAGAAAGCATAGAGGTAGTTCTACTTCTGTAAGTTTTACAATTTCTTTTACAAATAGAAAGTCTGGAAAAATTAAACTTACAATTCCCAGTTGGATAACATCAAGATTAAAGCCAGGAAGATATCTATATGACATATTATTCACAAAACCAAATGGTGAAAGAGATATTGTTCTAGAAGGTAATGTAAATGTGAGGGCAGGAATATCAACTGGATGCTCTTTCTCATTACCTACTAGTGCTCAAAGACTTTGTATTGCCGTGGTTGATGAAAATGCAGGAACACAAACATTTTCTGGAATGTATACAAAATGGGAACAGTTCCGTAATACATATCCTAATAG